ACCACGCAAGAGAACAGCAGCGGCAATAAAGCAAACGTGATCTTCTCAATCAGTTGTCCTTTGGCCTCCATGTTCTGAATCTTTTCCTCGCTCATCTATTTCCCCTTTAGTCCTTTGTGCTTAAAGCGTTTTCAATTCTTGCTTTGAGTTTTCTATCTTTTACATACTGGTTAGCAACTCTAATCCCAGAAAGAACAGGTACTGGTAAACCAGTTAAATACCCTGTAAGTCCTGCTTCACTAATTGCAGCCATAAGCATACCCGCCGTGCCAGATGAATTTACCAAAGTACCTGGTGGAACTGTCTGCACATACTGAAGAACCTCATTCAAGTCGCGTACTGTTTGCGCCTTATCCTTACCTAAGACTATATCAAGTCTGCCATTTTTATCTAACCCTGTAATTGCCGCATTGAGTTTTGCTGGAGAAACAATTTTGTTTCCCATAGAGTCAGTTGCAATCCCACTTGTTGCTTCATCAACAATGTGTTTCATGGTTGAACCTTGTACTTCATTCCATGCGGTTTGACCATCCTTACCGCTAGTGAACAAAACACGTTTCAAGAAAGTTATTTCTTCTGGGCTACCATTAAGAATAGACTTTTGGAAAACTTCACTTGCTTCAATTTTAGGATCATCTTTACCTTTTACTTTTGTCAGCAAATTAGCAACAACAGCACGGCCTTCAAACTTCCTAGCTTGTTGATTACGCAATGCCCTTGCCTCTTTGTAAAGATCGCCACCAAGTCCCTCTGTTGAAATATCAATTACTTCTTTAAGTTTTCCACCAAATAATCGATTTGTAGGATCAGTGCCTATTGTGTTTCCAATTGACCGGCGCAGTAATTCTGTTGTTTTTAGATCAGCAGGCAATGCTCTAACACTACCATCCTCAAGTTGCTCCAAAACCCCTAACTGAATTCCTTTGTTTTTTGCAAGATTTAAAACTGGCGCTACTGATGCCTCTGGCATATTTTGATTAATGTAATCTGCCAATGAATCTAAAGCTACTGGTGCTTGCAACTCACCAGCATTTTCTGCTTTGGTGTAAGCAGCCCTAGTCTTAGCTTTAGCACCATTCCATCCTTGAGATAAAGCATCAATCACTTTGTTACCAGTAGCAGCAGGGCCAGCCTGTGCTACTTGAGCACCAGTTTCTTCAAGTAATACATCAAAATTTTGAAGAATTTCAAGGTTATTTAGTTCAGCTCTTTCACGCAAAGGTGCTCCAAATGGGCCTTTCATTTGTTCTTTCTCAAATGCTAACTGTGCTGCATCACGGGTTTTTCCACCCCTTGTTAGCGTTACTGGAACACGCAATGCCGTAGCGGTAGTTTCACGCACCAAGGGCATTGACGCAGCAGCCGCGCCTGCACTTGCACCCATAGTAGGTTCTACCCTAGATATCATTGGGGTTTCTTCAAAAGCATTGCGAACAATATTAGCGCCCTGTCTAAGATTTGGCACTTTATTAGAGAACAAGCCAGGGGCCATACCTGGTTGTGGTGGAACCATCTGTAAAAGACTCCCAATAGATTGCAGTTGCTCTTGTGATGCTTGAGTTCTAGGCTCGTAGGTATAGCGTTGAGCACCAAGTGCTGCACGTTGCTCTATCCTTCTTGCTGCTTCTGGCGTACCAAAGCGGCCTGCTTGCGCTTCTTCATAAGCACCAGTTAAGCCACCTCCAACAGTACCAAAAAGACCACCAGTAGCGCCGGTTAAAAGCGTTAGCGCAGTTTCTCCAGCCCCTACCAATTTATCCCCCATGCTAGGAGGTTTATAAGGCATCGGTTGAGCAACCTGTTGTTGCTGACCTAAACTGAAATCCTCAACAAGTGCGCCGCCCATTTGGAAATCTTCAGCAGTAGCTAGGCCATTTTTAATAGCCTTTTGCATGATTTGTTCTTTAGATGTTCCCTCTGGAATATCCTTTATCACTACACCATTTGGAAGTTCAATATCCATGATAAACCCTTACTTTATAGGTCTTTCCAATTTACAGCACCAGGTGTACCGCTTGGTTTTCTAACTTGTTTAGTTGGAGGCATTGGAGCAGCAGGAATTGCTGGGCCTACGTTTGACTTAGTACCTGTCGAATCAGAAGGAATCAAACTAGGGCCGCTAGGGAGTTCTGGAATTACCACTCCTTCATAAGGATTAAGAATATCTTCTTCAGTTCCACCAAGTGCTTTATTCTTATTAACGTATTGCTTCCTATATCTCTGTAATTGGCTTTCCTTGTTTTTCACAAGTTCATTTCCAATTTTTAGAAGATCAGAACGCTGCTCTGGCGTAAGACTTCCTCCATCAAATACACGTTGTGCTAATGCTTTTATTTTTTGTGGGATAGATGGATTACCAAGAATCGTGTTTTTGTCACCTTCTTGCACAGCCCCAGATGGATCATAAATCTTTCCAATGTTGAAAATGGTTGCTCCATCAGCAGTAGGATTACCAGCTTGCGCCAACTTTACAGATGACGTTAATGCTCTAAATCTGCCAGCAACTTCAACATCTTGCTTTACAAATCCTTCCCATTTATTCATTACATCAAGGCTTGCTTTTGCGGTAGCAGTTGGGTCTTTTAAATCAACTTGAATTTTTGGTGCTTTTGCTTGTGCTTCAGCATCTACACGCTTGTTAACTAATTCCGCTTCAGCGTCCGTTAATTCGTTGTATGTTTTACCTTTAAACATTGACTTTGCATATCGTTCAGCAGCGTCACCAAAACGTGGCTCTTTAGCCTCTTTCGGCGCAGTTAGTCGTTTGTACTCATCCATAAACGCTTTGTTGTACGCAGGCGACCCAACAGGGCCAGATTGCAAAGCAATATTTTCAGCATTTGTTAATTCGTTGGTAGTTGGCTTTTTTGACTCAGGTTTAGCCGTTAATCTTTCCAATTGAGCAAGTTGCCCAGATGCAAGTCTCAATGCTTCATCACGTTCTGGGCTTGCAGGTAAACCTGTTAACTGACTTACCTTTTCTTGCAGATTTGCAATCTCACGCGCCAATTGAATATCGTTTGGAATGCTTTGCTGGCGTTCGCGGCCTGCTTGAGCCAATGACGCTTTCCCAGCCGCTTCACGCTGATCGATTAATGCGCCGCTTTCTTGCATCTTGCGGTACTCGGCTTGCAGCATGAATGCGCCTTCTGGATCGCCACCTTGCGATAAAGCGACAATGCCGCGCTCAATGGACGCAGGGTCATTTGGATTAATCTGACTCGCTATCTGCTGACGCTGGCTAATTTTCCGCAACTCAGGGTCTTCACCACCTAAAGCACCAGCAAGTTGATACGCACCGCGACCAATACCATAATTTGCTTGTTGGAACGGAGTTAACTTAGCGTACTGCAATGCTTGCTGGTCAGCTAAAGCAGACTGCTGCTGCTGATAGGACTCAGGGCTAACGCCAAAAAGGGTTTGTACTATTTCTGCCATGATTACTCCTATGTTCCAAACGTACTGCTTAAGCGGTTTTGATAGTACGGAGAAAGATTTGCAGTATTACCAGTGTTAACGTAATCAACAAAACCAGGGCTTCTACCACCACCAAATAGATTTTGGATGCTATTAACTAACTGAGGATTCCTAGAAGCACCCATCAATGCCGTTGCAAATGGGTTGTAAGCGTTAGCAGCATAGTTGCTTTCAGCAGCATTAGTTCCACCAGCATACATAGCATTAGCCGCGCTAGGACTCATTCCTTTAGCGCCGATATTGATACCTTGCTCAAACGATTGCGCTCCCAATGACTCTAGCCCCGTAACGCCTTGTAGATACGCTTGGTATGGAGTCAAAGCAGCAACCTCACCTTGGTATCCTTGATTAATCAAGTTACCACCACCGCTAAGTAATCCTGCTCCAAATGTCACATTTTGCTGGCCTGCTTGCTCTGCTTCTGCCGCTAATTGAGCATCTTGCTGCGCTATCGCGTTGTAGTACGCCTCCATCTCTGGAGTGGTAGCTCTTAATCCCTCGCCACCACCAGGCCGCAATCCAGTACCTCCAACACTCAAACCGCCACGGCCTTGCTGGAACAAAGTGTTCTGCAATTGCGCCATTGAACGTTCTCGGCTCGGAGCAAGCAAATCTTGACGTTTTGCCATGTATCTTTGCGCTACTTGCTCTGGCGACTGAGCTAGGTACTGCTGACCAAGATTAAATAGACTTTGGCCTCCTTGCATTAAAGGAGCATATTGCTCTCGCGCTCCCTCGGCCTGCGTCAACCCTTCCTCAGTCAATCCCATTAAGCGGTTTTGATAAGCCAGCATCTCAGGCGACAAGGTATAGCCAGCCCCGCTAACACGCCCATCTGGGCCTGTAGTGAACTGAGATGAACCGAACCTAGTAGTTACGCCAACAGGCCGAAAACGGGCTTCTTGTGCAGCTGCTTCAGCGGCTCGTTGCTGTGCAGCAGCCTGCTGTCTTGCAGCATCTTCCGCTGAATTACCTTGTAACAACCCGCCAAGAAGTCCGATACCGCCTCCGATAACCGTACCCCAAGGCCCAAAGGTTGAACCAGCAGCAGCGCCACTAGCTGCACCAGATAATGCGCCTCCTAAATCTGCCATATTAATCCCCTTGCTTTCAAGATAATGGAAATCATGCCGTACGTTTCCACATATAAACCGTAATGTAAGGCTGGTAGTTAGCGTTTGTTCCGCTTAAACCCGTTGTACTAATTGTTCCTGCTGGTGTACCACCGGAAACTGAAGATGTTGTAGCGGGAGTACCACTTCCAGTCCCATAATCATTTACAAACTCTTGAGCACTACCACCGCCATCGTTAGCTGTAGAGTCCCTAGAACCCACTTGATGGGTATGCCCCGCCAATGCTGTACCAGTAAATGTATGCGTATGGCTAACAGTAATAGCATCAGCACTACCGCCTGTTTCCTCTGCGGTATCAAACAGAGCGTTGCCAGAGTTAAAACCTACCGGAACGCGACCAGCACCAAACGCTGTCCAAGTACCAAATCCAAGCAAAGTGCCAGGGTTGGTTGAGTTGGTAGCATTGATGTAGATCGAACCAACTGGATGCAATACCTGGAATGCTGCCTGCACAAAGGCAGTGGTTGCCAATAACGTACTGCTAGTTCCATAACTTTGCGTGACTCCAGTAGTCCCAGTGGGAAGTGATGGAGTACCCGTAAACGTAGGGCTTGCTAAGTCTGCTTTGGTTGCTACCGCAATAGCAATATTGGCAAACTCGGTATTAATCTCTGTACCCTTGACAATCTTTAACGGATCGCCAGACGTAAGCGCGTCCTTGGTTGCAAAGTTAGTGCTTTGAGTGTAATTTGTCATGTTTGCTTTCCATCTTTAAATTGGATTTCTATCCTCTGAATAGATAGGCCATAACCATTAATCGTTGATTCGTATCCAGTTTGCACAATTTTACCCGCGCCGCTTGCTTGTGTAACTAGAGTTTGTAAAGCAACACCATCAGAATATTTAGCAACAACGGTAGCATTTGCCCCAAACTCAGCAGTACCGTACTCTGCAACTCCCTGAGTTGGTATCGCAACATTACTAGATAAATAGTTTGTGGTGAAATCAAATGCCCACTTCATGGTGACGTACTGGTTAGACCCACCAATAACAACAGTCTTTAACCTTTTCAATACTGAAGTGGCATTTGCAGCACCTATATCAGAATGATTTGTGTAGTAAAGCATTCGGTACGATGAGGTGTAATCCTGATAATTCTCGTACTTACCCAAATAACCGTTCTTGCCTATGACTAAATCGCCATTGCGCCGATATAGTAAGGCAGTAGGCTCAATCGAGTCCCAGACAGTTATCCTAAACGATCCATCCTGCAGCTGCACTCGCGTATCAAAACAGTAGACTTGCTTGGTGGATGGCAGGGTAAGCAAATAGAACGCTTGCTTCTCAGAATAGACTGATTTGACGTTAGCAAGGGTTTCACTTGCAAGTGATGCCATCAAGTCATTGCGGACATTCTTTGACAGATCACCTAGTGGTGCTGACTTCTCAATGATTGTCCTGGCAAATGATCTAACGCCAGAATTGGACAGGAAAAGGATATCCTTACCCGTGCTCTGGATAGTGTCCCTGGCAGTGCAGCCGATACCACCGACAGCATCAGTTAGTGACATTGTTGATGGTGTTGTTGCATTCGCGTACACCAAGATTTGACGCTTGCCAAAGATGATTAATGAACCGTTATGCGTTGCCAGGCCGGTGATCTCATCGGCTCCATTAGTCCAAACCCTGTCAACATTCAAAGAACCAGATGTTCCCGTTGACCAGATATGACCAGCCAATAAATCAGAAAAGTAAACCGTGCTTTTTACGGAAGCAGTATTAGCAACCCACAAACGTCCAAACGCTGAGATAACAATATCTCCACTAGGAACGGTAGCAACATAGCCGGTTTTCTCACTCACGCGCCTAAATGTCGTTGTGCTTACTGCTGGGTCATAGATCAATGGATCATGCCCAGTTTGAAAGAAGTAAGTGATTTGGTTTAGAGAGGCGCACGACCAGTTACTAGCGGTAATCGTAGGCGCAGTACCACCACCGCCATACGTCAACTCGGTGACGGTATTGGTGCTGCTTAACTTGAAAAGTTTATTATTGCCGGCGAATAGAACAGTGATGGTTCCATCGGTTTGCACTAACTCATCGACAACGCCAACATCATTAGCACCAAGGTTTCCTGATGATGAATTAATCCTTGACCAACCATTTCTAGCGCCAATACGTCCATATTGGTCAATAACGCAGTTGGTAGCGTCCAAAGCAAACCCGCTAGACAAGTCTAGTGGAGAGTCTTGCGTGTTCAGTCCATAGAACCCTGGCGCTTGAACACTCGCAGTTTGCAGTGCTTGGCTCATATCGCAACAAACTCCTGATTTTCGGGGTATCGAGTACCCTCCAAGGCAATGTAGTCAGACAGCATTGACTTGTAGAGTTGGTAGGCTTCAGAGGAAGACAGACCGCCATCCTCTCCACGTTCAACCAATGCCCTGGCGTATGCGTTCTGCGCTACTAAGAAATCAGGCACTAGGATTGATGTTGCGTCAGATGCCAATGTTGCCTGCGGGATAGTCAGGGAAAAAATAACTGTGTATATGCCATCAGGACGCGAATACAGACTTACCTTGGTATCGCCATTGGTGTCAACGCCATCAAACGCATAGTATTCTGGGACTCCAGTTGCCACCGGCACTAGGTTTTGAAACCTGTTCATCTGTACAAAACTGATATTTTGCATCCCTACGTTTGACGTAGTGTTGATGGCATCCATAACTTGGAACTTCTGGCCTACACCAGTGAGGCTATAGCTGTAGGTGTTTGCCGTGGTTGTCAAAGTAATATTCTGACCCAATACATTCCAGCTAAACGCATCCTCAACCTGGCGCTTGGCATCATTGACAAACTTGCCAATCAAAGTTGAATAGGTAGTTTCTGCATTAGTGGATACGGTAGTTTCCCGCAGCCGAATCAAAACATCGTTAATCAGTTCAAGGTAGGTCATGATCGTGTCAATCCTATTTCTTCTATGGTAGCTACTACTGCGTATGTAGATGCCGATTCACTTGTGGATTTCAGAATATCGCCTTCCTCCATCACAAAGTATGAAGTACCACCCCAATCCTGTACTGTTTTAGCCGCTATAGCAACTTGATAAATTACAGAGTAGGTAGTAGAGGCAGAGGTATCAACCCAATCAAAAGTAATGTGCTTGGTAGCTGTTGAAGCATTAGCGGCGCGTAACAATACGATCTTTGCATAGTATCCAGTTGGAACTGTGTACAAAGTTGTATTGGTAGCAGCCGTTAAGTTAGCTGCAACTGAAACTGGCCTCATTTCTTCTTACCCATCTTGCTTGCTTCAGAAAGAGAAATAGCTATGGCTTGCTTTCTGCTTTTAACAACAGGGCCACCTTTTCCAGAATGCAAAGTTCCAGCCTTGTACTCACCCATCACTTTGCCTACTTTAGCTGTGGCTTTCTTGGTCTTAGGTACTTTGGCATACATCATTATTTAATCCTTAGTGATAGGCCCACCAGATTTCCATGCATCACAAGTACGGGCCGCTGCACAAGTGAATTGGAATAGATCACAGTATCCCAGATTTGCAGCCTCAATAAACTGCTGGTCATAGGACAACTCTCCTTTGCCCTCGTCCTTTTCCAGACCATCAGATATGCACTGCATCATCTTTGGAGTTTGGATAAACGCTGCACAGTTACCGCAGCGCATTGACTTGATAGCGGATGTTGGAGCGTTGTACATCTTGGCCTTCTTTAGCCAAAATGACTCATTAGGCTCGTCAGGGTTTGGTGGCCCATAACCATAATCCGCAAACGCATGGTTGCGGTTCTTCAGATTAACTGAAACGTCCTGCGTAGCAATAGGGCATACGACACCAGATAAAAGACCTTCTTTCATGCTGCCATCCTAACTTTTGGTGGCCTGCCCATACGCTTAACTTGAACTGGTGCAGTCATTGGAAGCACCTTGTTTTGAGCCTCAACCTTTATATCTTCACCCTTATCATCAACCAGGACATAACCACTATGACCACGCATAGAGTCAATATCGTGCTGGTAGGTAAAGGTTACGGTATTCCCGCTTTGTAAACATCTAAAGATTGCCATACTACAACTCCAAAAAAAGAGGGGTTATTAACCCCTCTTTAATTACACTGTCCGAACAACCACACACTTCACAGTAGTGCTTGCCAAATCTAATGTACCGCCAGACTCGTTTTGAAAACGAATTGAAACTACATCAGCTGCACTCACATAAGGCGTAATGCTGATGCCAGAAACATCTACACCCATGCTTACGTTCATCACAATGTCACCTAGCTTCACACCTGGTACTGCAATGGTATTGGTTTCTCCAACGCCATCAGCAAGAGATGATGCGTTTAGAGTTGCCGAAACCAACCATGTATCAGAGAACAGACCACGAAATTGGTCATTACCTCTGCGAGAGGTTACTGCCGTTGCTGCTGCCATATTAAATACTCCTAAAAGTTAAAAGTCCCCCCCTCGTTAGAGGGAGGGAATGCTATTAGGCTGGTACTGCCAAAGCAAAAGCAGCAGAAGCGTTAGACGCTGTGCTGGTTGCCGAGGTACGCAGTGCCTTGACACCATAAATGGTATCAGCGGTGAACAACGTGCCAAGGTACTCTTGCTTGTACTGGGTTTGCGAACGGATGCCGGTCTGCTCAATCAGAACCATCGCATCGCGGTGGCCCATCAAGCAGATACGGTCAGTTGTGCTAGAACCAGCACCAGTATCAGCCTGAGAAGTAGCAAATACCGCCATGCCGTACAGTTGACCTATTTCACCATTGCGGATAGCGTCACCGTTACCAACAAACGCTTGTTCGGTGTAACGTGCCAGACCCATCAACGTGTTGCGGCTGGAAGGAGGAATCAGGAAGAAACGTCCGTCCATAGCAATGTCGTTGTCATCCAAACGCTGAATAGTGCGGCGAATGGCTGCATCGGTCAGCGAAGCTGCATTGGAAGTGGAACTGTTGTAAGCAGTAATTCCATCAGAGCCAATAAACGCTTTGGTGCTAGAAGCAGCAGTTGCGTAGTCATCAGTACCAATGGTTGCACCATTGAACGCACGGCCCAATTGAACCAGGTCAGTGTCAATGCGCTTTGCCAAGGCATAACCAGCATCTTCCGTGTAGAAAGAACGCAGGGAAGTCAGGGCTTGCACCTCAACAATGTCCTCGATCAAACGGCTGTACTCATAGTGCTTGTTAATGAGCACTTGAATATTGGTGTCGCTCTCTGCAATCAGAGTAACGGCATCAGTTGCAGCCTTGACAGAAGCACTACCACGGGCAGGGCTAGGGATGTTAACAGTATCGCCTTTTTTGCCTTTGAAGGACATTTTCTTGACCAAATTGGCCAGGACAAGGTTCTTCTTGTAGGAAGCAACAATTTCATCACTCCAAATTTCTGGAATGAAGTTAGCTGCGGAGGTAGTAGTTACCGCATTGGTGGGGGAAAAAGCAGTGTTTGCCATGTTAAAACTCCAAAATTAAATTATCGTACACGACCCTCAGAATATGCCTGCATGATTTCATCACTCAGTGTTTCATATCGCTGTGGATCAGTCATTTTCAGTCGAATAAGATCGGCCCTTCGATAGACGCGCTTGGAACTCTCTCCAGAACCACCAACATCAACTTGCGCCGCTTTCATGCTCTTAGTCCTGATAGCATCATTTTGCTGATCTGACTGTTTAGCCTTAATACCGCGCAGTTGCTTGAAGGTAGATAACAATTCATTTGCCGAGTCATAGTCAAACTCTGCATCTGCCTTTGCGTAGAGTCCCAATCGCACAGGTGAGGATTTCACCCAGTTATGGAACTCCGAATCATTGACTACTTGGGAGTAATCAGGATGATCCTGCGCCAGCTTCTGCTGAATCTGCATCCGTTTGAAGTCGAGGCCAGCTTGTCTAGCCGCGAGAACGTCAGGATGTCTATCAATCGTTGCTTGAACTGCCTTTTGAGGATTCTCAAAAAAGTCAACTTCAGGCTCCTCCTCTTTGATAGGTTGCGATCTTCCACTGAGGTTTTGCTTGATTAACTCGTCAGCTAACTTACGAACTTCGCCGACCTCTTGGGCCTGCTTACCGATCAGCCTTTCAGCCTCCTGGTGCATTCGTACTACTTCATCCAAACTTTTAGACCTGTATTTCTCAGGAAGTTCAGTTTTAGTTTCTTCTATTTCGAGTTCGCCTAGCGGCTCTTTGGGTTCATCAATCAACATATCGGTTTCCTGCCAAAATGGTTGTAGGATAATTCAACTCGGCATAATGCTTATGAGTTGGCTTTTTGCTCCGCTTTTAACTTCTCGGTATGCCGGTGTTCAAACCGTCCATAAGCGGACGGGAAGTTACCAGACCAACCTTCAAGGTTAAATGACGGAGCACTTATTACACGATGAGCAAGCCCACCGCATTCACACCTAAAACTCTGTTCCTCATAATCACAGAATCTTTCGGTCTTATGCCCGTTTTCACAGGCAAATTCATACATTCTTTTCATTCAAATCCTCGTATGCTCGTTCGCTGATCTCTTTCAAGGTTATCAGCCAAGTCAGGATGGAAATCTCGCCTTTGCGGAATTGTAGACTTTTTTCATCCGCTATGGTAGACACATTGTTAAGTGAATCAAACATCTTATTGGCATCGTCCATAAGGTCAATCCAGCCAGGCATAGAAAACAGATCAAACCTGTCCTCATAGTATCTTTGCAACTCAGGAGCCATATTATTTATCCATTAATATAGTTAACCACCAAAAAATTAAACCTAATAAGAGTATTACTAATGCACCAGCAGCTAACCATGTTAATAAATCCTCAACTTCTTCTTTGTGCTTTTTAGCGTGATTTTCTGCCAATATTTCTTCTACCTTTCGCTGCTGGATAATCCTATTACGCTCTACCATTAACTGCTGCCAAAGGTCAGCATTACCAGACATCACCATGTAGTTGTTCAATTCCCTCTCAGCATCTGCAAGTATCTTGGCCTGCATAACTACCTCAAATGCCTGCGCCGTATCTGACTGTGCAAAACTTGACTTGGGCTTAGATGCGGCCTTCTGGACTACATCCTTGGCCTCAAAGAACTTCATCATCTCACCGCCAATGGCGTGGATGTCCTTACCCATCTTAATCGCCGCCTGCACCCCCTTAATAGCGGCCTGGGCTGTGGCAAAGGCTGTAATCGGGTCTATCATTATTCAACCTTTTTCCACTCCAGACAGTACACCCTACGCTCGAATACGTCCCCCGTCCATGCCCACCTTACGCAAACAAACTTTGCGGGTACGGCAATCAAGATAGCAGCAATCACCCATTTCAATTTTTACCCAACCAATGGCTTAAATACCCCATTGCGCTGCCTACAGCGGACACCATAACCATACCCATCCAAAAGCCACCCTTGCCCTGGTTGGCAAGGTCAACTAGCTTATCGATGTTGGTTTCCAGCTTGTCAATCTTGGCAGACATTTCGTCAAACCGGCGCTCGTAATCCTGCACCTTCTGCCAAAGAACTCCATATTTGACTGGATCAATTTCGGGCTGGTTCATGGCATCGCAGCCTTGATCTCGTCGGTAGTTGTTGCCGCATCAATTGCCGCTTGCATGGCGGCGTACTTGTCCCGAATTACTTGCCTTGCAACTTCAGCCGCTGCTGCTTCAGAAGGAATAGTGGCTTTGATGTCCAATGGCGCAAACTCAGCAGACCGAGCCGCACGGCGTATGTCGTGAGCAATGGTCTTGGCCTTGTCAATGTTGATTACGATTCCCATGTCCACGCTCCTCGAAATGTACGGTCTTCTGGAATGTCTGCTGCATCCACAATAGCGTATTCAGCACCCTCTGGTATATCTTTCATGCAGGCTTCAATGGTGTCTGCGGGGATAATGACGGCTACGCCGCCGTCTGGTGTTTTGTAGATGATTCTCATTTGGTTTATCCTTATCTGATAGCTAAAAGCGCAACGCTAGAAGTATCTACAAGACCTCCAGTAGAAACATCATAAAAGCGAACGCGTGCAAGGCTAATGCTGGAACTAAATACGACTCCAAAACAATCATTTTGACCACTGTCATTAGTGCCACCCGTCCCAACCATAACGCATGCCCCTAGAGGAATAGCCGTAGTGAAATTGACCGTGTAATCACCGACGCCGTTGTCCGTAATACTCGACACATTTCCACTTGCATTTATTGCTACAGTGCCAATGCCGTTGAAGTTAACCCATGCTCGGCAAGGGTAAATAGGCGCTGTACCCGATACCGTAGCAAACTGAGCCGAATCAATGTTGGGCGTGGTCAGCGTCTTATTCGTCAGCGTCTGCGTGTCGGTAGTACCCACCACCGCACCGGCTGGGTTGCCAACGCCACCAGCGGGGAAGGTTACGCCAGCGGTTCCAGAAATAGTTGTGGTCATTCTGATGCCTCCTCAGGTGTGTTGCCAGCCTCAACCCATTCTTTGAACTCTGGGTGGTCTTCTGTACAGGTCAGATAGCATTTGCCATCATCGTCAATACGAGCGTAGATTTGCGGTAAATTTTCAGATAACGGTAGTTTTTGGTAAATCATAATTCGGCACTCCATCCAAGATATGCGGTTGCACCATTTGTTACGTCTGTGCGAATTTGACTCCCTTGTCCAGCGGTTAACCCTGATGCAACAGTTGCGGTAATAGTTGCACCATCTGGAGAGGCCGTCAAAAATGCGGGGACAGCACTACAGGCTGTAGATGTTCCAAGATACGCCATCATGTAGTTATTTGCAGTCCCGTTTTGCTCTATTGCTGTTGGCGAAGTTCGCATAGATACAGGAAATTGAATATACCCATAAGCAATAACAGTTGTACTGTTAAAAGACATACAAAATGTTTTATTTGTCGCCGCAGGAAAATTTCTGTAGTAATACCGCTGGCACAACTGCAATTCAGTTGTATAAGGCCGGTAGTCAAAGCTGGTGGCAACCGTAGTTGATGGTTCAAACTGAGCATTACCAATGACCCACGTTCCAGAAGTCTGTGCGCCTACAGTGAACAGGATTTCAATGCCTGTGGTGGCAGCAGCCGGTACGACAATCTGCGCGCTGTAGTTGGCAAGTGAACTTGTAACCGTGAACGTACCGCTAGAGATAGTGGTCTTAGCCGACCAAGTATTCGCGGTGGTGGCGTAAGAGGCCGTCCACGTCACCGTGGTCAGCAGCGAGTTAGACATATTGACCGACAGCGTACAGGTAGAGCCTGCCAAGTCGTAGCAGTTGAGTTGCTCAATGCGCTGGCCCACACCCACCGCCGTGACAGACGCAGCGCCTGTAACCTGTAGATTGTTCTTGATAGCACCAGTGCCTGCCACTTGAGCCACGGTCACGGTAGCGCCGGTAGCGTAGGCGTACCAGCGGTCTACAGATGGATAGGTGGGGGCTGTGGTGGGAACAGATGAGCCAGACGTTCCTGTAGTACCGCGCTGGGCCACTTGCATCGCACCGTTGATAAAACGATTTTTAAAGGCAAAGGTGCTGGCAGAGTCAAACTGCGTGGCTAGGGTTATGCCCGTTGTGCCCGAAATTGCGAGTGTCATAGTTGGTTACTCGTAAAGGATGTTGATTGAGCCAGCGTCAAAGGTGTCAGTGCCGTTGATTGTGGTAATGCGTACTCGGTCAAGAGTGCCTGAAGTAGTTTTTACACCGCCTCCAACATAAGTATTTCCTTGTGCGTTTGCCAAAACAGAAGAAAGAACCCAAATATTTCCTGAAACATTAAATAAAGTAATGCTTCCCGATACTGTTTGCGCGCCAGAAATATTAGATACAACAGCGTATCCTGTTGTTCCATACGCTGCCGTTGACATCGTAGATGTTGTCAAAAAACTTAACGCTCCTGTATAGCTAGTAGCATCAATACTTCCTGAACCTGTTTGAATAATTTGATTTGATGATCCACTTCCCGAAACACCGTTAAACATCACCGTAATCCGCTTGACCCAAGATGGGATAGACGTAAAGTCAACGCTAGTTCCGCTGGTAGTTGCAACCGAAGTACCCGCGACAATGTTGGAGTTAACACCAGCTACTGTAAACGTCCCCGTGCCATCAGGCAGCGTCAGCGTCCTGTTAGTGTTCGTATTAGGTGCGGCAACGGTCAGCGTACCCGTGCCGCTTGCGTTGCCTTGGATTTGTACTGCACTCATAGATGATCCTTTAGATGACAGTCCACACCGATCCGGTTGATACAGTTACCGTTACACCTGTATTTACAGATACTGGCCCAGCAGACAGTCCGTTATTACCCGCTGCAATGGTGTAGCTGGTTGCTACAGTATTTGCATTGATCGTGATACCGTTGCTAGAAATCATCGCGGATGATGTCAACTCACCCGTGCTCGGCTTGTACAACAAATTGGCATTGCCGGTGTAAATCGTTGTAGGAGTGCCAGATGTTGCTGCTGCAAACAAAGGATATAGGTTTGTAGCTGTGGTGGTGTCGTTTGATATGGAAGCACCAGCAGTCCCATTGGCAGCCGCAGTAATCAGACCCTTGGCATTAACCGTGATATTTGCTGCGGTAAACGATCCTACGTTTGCGTTAACCGTAGCCAGTGTCCCAGCAGCAGTGACGTTTGCTGATCCATCAAAAGAAGGGCTGGTGTAGGCTAAGTCACCCGTGACTGCAATGGTGCGGCCTGTAGTTAAGGTGGCAGCACTTCCCGTAGTATTCTGATTAAGCGTTGGAATGTCAGCCGCAACAACTGCGCGAAATGTTGGAACTCCAGCAGACCCGTTAGGTGCTGCCAAAACAAAGTTAGCTGTCTTGCTTGCGTAAGGGTTGAGTGTGTCGCCGTACCCCGCCGCAAGACTAATTGCCGGTGTTGTCCCCCCAGAGGACACCACGGGGCTTGTGCCTGTTACCGAAGTAACACCACCAGGTGAGCCGCTTGCAGCCGCAGTAATCAGCCCTTTAGCATTGACGGTGATGTTGGCATTCGTAAACGCACCCACGTTGCTGTTGACAGTTGCAAGCGTTGAAGCGTTACCAACAGAGGTCACATCGCCAGTTAAATTAGCGTTGGTTGTAACATTGCTAGAGGTAAATGCTGTAGCCGTTCCCGTTATGTTTGTACCAACTAACGCTGATGGTGTTCCCAAGTCAGGGGTTACAAGAACTGGTGAGTTTGACAACACAACATTGGTTGTACCTGTGCTGGTAGTAACACCCGTGCCGCCGTTAGCTACAGGCAATGCTGTGCCAGACAGACTAATTGCCAATGTGCCGCTAGTCGTAATTGGCGAACCCGCAACAGACAAAAACGCCGGTACGGTTGCTGCTACAGAGGTGACAGTGCCTGATCCGCTAGATACAGTGACTGTTACATCATCGCCTGATGTTGTTGCCGTAATGCCTGCACCAACAAAATTTATGCTCTTAACACCACTGGTAATTGTTGTTCCTTCTTCCTTGATAGCCACCGCCCCGTTGGTGGACATGGTGCTGATAACTTTGATTTTCTCGGCAATATCCTGAGAAACTACCTCACCAACATTTAAAACTCTGCCATCAGACAGAGTAATAATTAATGAACCATCAAAGTCAATATGGGCATCGCTGATAGAAATGCCATCCTCACCATCACGCCCGTTAGTGCCATCTTGACCGCTTTGGCCTTGAGCACCAGCCGCACCATCGCGCCCTGGCCTCCCGTCCTTACCATTGCGCCCGTCCTGCCCGTTCTTTCCGTCCTTACCGTCCTTAATGGACGCTACCCGCTTATCAAGCGCGTTGCCCGTTTCATCGTACCTGGCCTTAATGTCCGCTTCTAGTTTCTTGAGCGTTTCAACTACGACTTGGACATTCTCTCCAATCTTGCGTTTTTGCACATCTTTGGCCTGTGCTAATGATGCCTTGATTGACTCCAAAACAGCGTTCTGCTGCTCTGGACTCATGTTCTGAAGTATCAGTTGCTTGGCAAGGCTTTCAACGTCCATTGCTCAACTCCCTGGTCAACTGGTCTAGGAAGTCTTGCTCCATACCAGCGACCTTATTGTTCTTCTCTGCCATTTGCAGTTCAACAATCTTGGATTTGTTCTTGATGTCGGCCTCTTTGAGCATCAATTCAGCAATCTTCACCCGCTTATCAAACTCGCTAGACTCATTGCCTTGAGGCAGATTCTTGGTGCTCGATGCAATGATCTTGGCCTGCATCTCTTGGGGCATCAACTGCGTTTCAGTCATCAGCTTCTGCGCTTCTGCCCGATTCTGCTCGGCCTGCGTAGTGCTAACAGCAATCTGTGCCTGGGCTGCTTGCAAAGCCAATTGCTGCTGCGCGTCCTGCATCTGCTTGGCCTCTGGATTAGGCTGGCTCATCTGATCGAGTGCCGCCATCAACTCATAACGGTTAGTCAGGCTCGAATTGTTCAAGATGCCCTTCAATATCAACGGCAGCACTGGCGTATTTGGCCCCAGGGTCTGAAGCAAACCGATAAACTGCTGCTGCTCGTACTCACGGGCAATGATGCCCAAGGTAGCGGTAGGAATAAAGCGCATATCCACACTCGGATAACGCTCTGGGTCAAACTGCATATACCTAAATGCAGCCTTCTGGATAAACGGAATCAGGAAATCTTCTTGGAAGTTCACCAGCGTCCGCTTGTACTTCTTGATGATGGTAGCCACCGCCATCGACATCCCAGCGCCATCGCGGTTGCCATTGCTGACCATGCCCTGGCTATCCAGAGTACCAGTGGCCTGCAACAACATCCGTTCAAACTCTTTTGCCGTGTTGATGTTGTTCAGACTTGTCTCGCCAAACTTGAACGGGTACAGAATCTCGGCAGGGTTGCCGTTGACCATGAACGCCTTGCCAGGCTTGACTTCAAACTTAGCACCGCGAGGCAACCTAGTGGCATCCATCCCCATCATGGGGCTGGTGGTCAGCGCCAATGAATCCAAATGGCTACGCACTTGCGCGTCAATCGCCTTTTGCATATTGTAGGATTTCTCCACCGTACCCCTGCCCAGCAAACGGTTAGGAACAGTGTCATCCTGGTAGCTGATGATGGGCCTGTCCTTCATCATGTACGGATTTTCTTCAGCTTTGAGCAATAACCCATCATTGGCAATGACAACAATGGCCTCCACCAGATTGCTGTACTCATCGGCGACCGAATCCTCTGGGAATAAGTCCTCGACCTCCTCCTCTTGCACCGCCTTCAAGTATTCCCGTGGAACCAGGCCGTAGTACGTCAAAAGAAGCACCTTCTCGTCCCGATACTGACTCAATTCCTGCGTAGGCTCCAGATCGGTGTCCTCATAGGTAGTGGTAATGTTCACCTTGCGGTAGATACCCTTCTCGATGCCCTCGACAATCTTGTGGATGGAGACATACTTCTCAATTGCCACGCCCATGCAGTCATCAATCGTTGTCCCATTGGGATCGAACAAGAAATTCTTAGGGTTGACAGGCACAATCTTGACCGCAATACGGTCTTTTTCCACCACTCCGATAGCCGCTTGCATCGGCTGGCCTGGCATGGGCTTAGTCGCAGGCTCAAATATCTTCTCGGTCTTAACAATGATCTCGCCAATGCCAGTTCCGTAGATTTCTGCCATTAATTCAATCTGGTCAATGGATTTCCTGATCTTGTCTTGCTTGAAATCCTCCATCAACTGCCCTTTTAATGCCTCTACATCCAAGGGATTCCCGTCAACATCCTTTAAATCGTCCTTTATGTCAAAGAAATCACCCTGACCAAAGATAGCTTCCATAATCTCAGCGTGTCGAGTCTCAACGGCCTGCTGGGTTGCCGGTGTAACTATCCTCGAACGCTCGGAATCGCGGGTTTTGTCCTCCGCAGCCCACTCGCAACGGAAAATACGCTCGTATTCCAGATAACTATCCAGAAAATTGGTGTTGCGGTAGTCGCGCCAACGGTCACAATGGTCAACAACAAAGGCAGTTAACTCTTTGTCGTTCTCTGTTGGTTCTTCAAAATCCATATCTAAATCCCCGCAATTATGTCCATCGGCTCCCACTCATCATCGGCCTCCTCAAAGTAGCTGGTCACCGCCAACTGATCCATGTAGGAAAGCGCATCGGGAAGGTCATCATGTACGCCCTGAGAAGGAAACATCAGTAACTGGTCAACAAAGTCATCCCACTTTTCTTCCGAATTAAGGATAACCCGCCCGTGCTCAAAGCGTCCCTGCAACGACCAGATGATTCTATCGGTTTTCTTCCTATTACCGTGAGTCAAATCCACAATGTGGGAGTACACATTGTTCTTACGCA